CCCCTAGCTACTACGTAACCACCTACCCTCCTTATGTTATTCCACTTAACCATCCTCGGCACACTCGCGGGAAGATGAGACATATTTCGACGTCTCGTCGCCTCGAGCCAAGACTCGGAAAATTCCGAAGCTCGGTGTCCTGTTGTGGCTGGGTCAAAATTGACCCTACGTTGCCACAATTGGTAAGAGATGGCGTCATCACGTTGATAGCGGTCCTTCCTTCGGTACTGGAATCTGAGAAATTTAAACTCAGAAGTACCTTGGTCGGAATAAGCTACCGGCGAAACGACAAATGGATAACATGATGTTAACCTTTGCAGGTCCTGCGATTGTAATAAACCACAGTCATCAGGGTAGTCTGGGGGCACACACTTCAAAGTGAAGCCGTACTCCCGGAACAAACTGCTTACCACACGCAAAAAGGACGCATTGTACACCCAGTTAAGGGACCCGAAGACAGATTTGTACTTCGGTATTAACCCATTCACAATCGTATACAACCACGGCTCAAGCGAGCTTAGGCGGTCTGATGTCGGCCCTCTCAAATGAAAGGGTCGGACGCTGTAACCTTGGAGGAAATCTCCTCCGCAGCTTTCTCTAAACCCAGGCAGCCCATCGTAGAACGACTTCTCGTCGTTCAGGATGAACCCATAGCGTTGGCACGTCTCAATAAATTGAGAGGCGATTTCGCTCCTGACAATGCAGTCGTCGCCGAATACCGAGACACTCACTTCATTATCTTCCCATTCCGGGAAGAGTGAGTTTCCAGGCATCTGCGACATCTCAACTGCTTTGCCAAGCGTCCAGAAAACCAGCGTTTCGAGCGGGAAAGTACCCGCATTACCCATCGTGCTGAACATATTCAGAGGGACTTGTGCACCATTCAAGGTGATCTCGTCACATCTGACCTTATTCAGCAAGTCGAACCACGAAGGAGGCAACAGCCACCTAAGAAGCCCGATCGAAACACAGTCGGACGCGCTTGTCCAGTCAATCGTGGCCTCACGGCCAGTGATTGACGCAACTTGCGCTCTTCGTCTGTGATCTTCAGGTAAATATCGAACGTCGAGTCCAACGGCGGCCATCCGGTCGTAGAGGATCGACATCAACCCTTGCTGGAGAAACATATTTCCAGTAGGCTCAATGGCAATCATACGGCGGATTTTGTCCGTCTTGTCGACAGTAGTAGCTCGTGATCCCTGAACTATCTCCACCATATCCCCAATGGGGTAATTGCGGTTAAATTCTTTCACCGCGCTGGACAACTCTTCGTTGTACAGCATGCAGCGAGATAGCAAGGGTGCACACTTCTCTGTGACTGTTATGGGAAAGGTGAACTTACGTTCATTCGATGTGTCCGAGAAGGGCACACCGATAGAGGTGCCGTTGGAATTTCTCCCGCGGGCATACATCTCATCTTCCTCAATATAGCCTAAGGTCGAGCGCATTA